CTGGATCGCTTCGAGGAACGCCACTGGCGGGAACTGGAGCGACAACTGGGGCTGGCCAGTCCGCCAGCCCTTGAAACAACAACTGAATCCATCAACGAGGCCACCCAACGCGGTGGCCTCGCTGTTTCTGGCAACCGCAACACCGGTCGGCGCGTGATCAAAAGCCGCTGGCTGTCCTGACATCCCAAGGAGAAAACATGAGTCTTGCTACCCGTATCGAAAGCCTGGTCATCCGCGTCGCGCAGGAATTCAACGATGTGCGTGCCAAGGCAGGCAACCTGGCCAACCTCACCACCACCGACAAATCCAGCTTGGTCGCCGCCATCAACGAATTGAAGGCGGCCGTCGTTTCCTCGGCGGTGATCGACGATGCGCAGGTCGCCACTACCAGCACCTATTCGTCCAGCAAGATCGTCACGCTGCTCGACGCGCTCAAGGCGGAAATCCTCGGTGGAGCGGACGCCGCCTACGACACGCTGGTGGAAATCCAGCAGCTGCTGCAAAACGGCACCAGTGGCCTGGACGCGCTGCTGACGGCGGTGAACAACCGCGTGCGTTTCGACGCCGCTCAGACGCTGACCGCCCCGGAGCAGGCACAGGCGCGCAGCAACATCGGCGCGGTCGCCGCCAGCGATATTGGCAACACCGACACCGACTTTGTCGCAGTGTTCGAAGGCGCGCTGGTCTGATGAGCCTCGCATCGCGCATCAGTGCGTTGGCCAGTCGTGTCGGACTCGAGGTGAAGACCAAGATCGACGCGACCCACCCCGGCGTGGCCCGGGCGTGGGTGTGTTTCGGCTATGTCGGCACGCAGGTCGTCGTGCGCGCATCGCACAACGTGGCCAGCGTGACCCGGACGGCGGCGGGTCGCTACCGCGTGACCTTCGCTGTTGCCATGCCCGACGCCAACTATTGCTGGACGGCGCTTGCCCGCAGCAGCACCAACAGCGGCACGCAGCGCATTGCCATCGTGCGATCCAGCACCGACCAGAAGACCGCCCAGTACGTCGACGTCAGTTGCGCCACCACGTCCGCATCGTTCGACGACTCCTCCGAAATCAACCTTACGGTGTTCCGCTGATGGCCTACACACAAGCACACCTCGACGCACTGGAAGCGGCGCTGGTCAAGGGCGAAAAGCGCGTGACCTTTGGCGACAAGACCGTCGAGTACCGCAGCGTCGATGAACTCCAGGCCGCCATTGCGGCGGTCAAGCGCGACCTCTTCGAGCAGGCCGTGGACACCGGACTTTGGCCTGGCGCGCCACGCCAGATCCGGGTCACCACCGGTAAAGGGTTCTGAACATGCAATGGTTTGACCGAATGCGTAGACGCGTCGGCATGAGCCTGCTTGGCGGCACGCCGTTCTATGACGGCATCGGTGGTGGCCGTCGCGCCTTGGCGTGGCAGGTCGGCAATCCCGGTGCAGTCGCAGCACTGGCGTTCACCCAGAACGAATTGCGCGCCAAGAGCCGCGATCTGGTACGCCGCAATGCCTGGGCAGCGGCAGGCGTCGAGGCCTTTGTCTCGAACACCATCGGCACCGGCATCAAGCCGCAGAGCATGCTGGCCGATCAGCCCCTGCGCGAAGCGATCCACAGCCTGTGGTGGGACTGGTGCGAGGAAGCCGATGCCGCCGGACTGACCGATTTCTACGGACTGCAGGCCTTGGCCTGTCGCGCCATGCTCGAAGGCGGGGAATGTCTGGTGCGGCTGCGCTATCGCCGCCCGGAAGATGGCCTGCCGGTGGGCCTGCAATTGCAGTTGCTCGAACCCGAACACCTGCCAGCCACGCTGAACCAGGAATTGGCTTCGGGAAACGTGATCCGTGCGGGCATCGAGTTCGACAAGCTCGGGCGGCGTGTGGCCTACCACCTGTATCGCTCGCACCCGGGTGATGGTTCGCTGGCCCCGATGTCGGGCGCCGGTGGCATGGTGGGTGGCCTCGACACAGTGCGTGTCTCAGCCAGCGAAATCATCCACCTGTTTCGTCCGTTGCGGCCCGGACAGATCCGGGGCGAACCGTGGCTGGCGCGCGCATTGGTCAAGCTCAATGAACTCGACCAGTACGACGACGCCGAGCTCGTGCGCAAGAAAACCGCCGCGATGTTCGCGGGCTTCATCACGCGCCTGTCACCTGAGGACAACCTGATGGGTGAGGGACTGCCGGATGCCAGTGGTGCAGCATTGGCCGGGCTGGAGCCGGGCACGATGCAGATCCTGGAGCCCGGCGAGGACGTGAAGTTCAGTCAGCCTGCCGACGTTGGCGCGAGCTACGCCGAATTCCTGCGCATGCAGTTCCGGGCGGTGGCAGCGGCGATGGGCATCACCTACGAGATGCTGACCGGCGACCTGACGCAAGTGAACTACTCGTCGATCCGAGCCGGACTGCTGGAGTTTCGCCGCCGCTGTGAAGCCATCCAGCACGGCGTGATCGTCCACCAGCTGTGCCGCCCGATCTGGCGTGCCTGGATGGAGCAGGCGCTACTTGAAGGCGCGCTGGCGCTGCCGCAGTTCACCGAGAAGAAGCGCGACTACTTCGCGGCCAAATGGATTCCACAGGGTTGGCAGTGGGTCGATCCCAAGAAGGAATTCGACGCGATGCTGACCGCCATTCGCGCCGGACTGCTGTCTCGCTCGGAAGCCATCTCGGCCTTCGGCTACGACGCCGAGGACATCGACCGCGAGATCGCCGCCGACAACCAGCGTGCCGATGCGCTCGGTCTGGTCTTCGACTCCGACCCGCGCCATGACAAAGCGCCCCAACCATCGACATTGGGCGCGCCCATGAATGCGGCCGCCACGGTGGCCGTGCCGCAAGACCCACAGGACAACTGACATGCAACTCGTTCATCTGGCGTCCCGCCTCTACGGGACGCCGCTCCTCATTGCGCGTCCCAAACTCGATGTGATCCTCTCCGTGCTGGGTTCCCGCATCGGCTTGCCCGATCTGGACATGGCCATGCCGCTGCCCGCGCCGCGCCAGAGCGCCACATCGGGTCAGGCGGGCATTGCCGTCATCCCGGTGGTCGGCACGCTGGTCAGACGTTCGATGGGCATCGAAGCCGCCTCTGGCCTGATGTCCTACGGCGAGATCGAATCCCGCCTGGACGCTGCGTTGGCCGACCCGCAGGTGGCGGGCATCCTGCTCGATCTGGATTCGCCCGGCGGCGAGGCCTCGGGCGTGTTCGAACTGGCCGAGCGCATCCGCGCCGCCAGCAGCATCAAGCCGATCTGGGCGCACGCCAACGATGCCGCGTACTCGGCAGCCTTTGCCATCGCGGCGGCCTGCCAGCGCCTGACGCTGTCGCAGACCGCCGGTGTCGGCTCGATTGGCGTGATCGCGCTGCACGTCGACCAGTCGGTGAAGGATGCCAAGGACGGCCTGAACTACACCGCCGTCTTCGCGGGCAGCCACAAGAACGATTTTTCGCCGCACGAGCCCCTCAGCCCGCAGGCCACCACGGCGTTGCAGGCTGAAGTGGATCGCCTCTACGACATCTTTGTGAATCAGGTCGGGCAGATGCGCGGCCTTGACCCGGATGCCGTGCGCGCCACCGAGGCGGGGCTGTTCTACGGCGAGCAGGCGGTGGCAGCAGGTCTCGCCGACGCCGTGATGCCGCTCGAACAGGTGATGACCGAATTCACCGATGCGTTGGCGGCCAAGCAGCGGCTGACACAGCCCGGCGTGGCCCGCGCCTCGCCGCGAAGTCAGTCCACGCAGCCCGTTTCAAGCTCGCCCCGAAGCAAACCTTTCACCCTGGAGAACACCATGACTGACCCCAAAAACGACCACGACAACCCAAACGAACCGACCGACACCGACCCGCAAACCGACAACGATCCGCAACCGACGCCTGCTGCCCAAGCAGCACTGGCGCAGTCCTTCGCCAGCGGGCGCGGCCAAGCACAGGCCATTGCAGAGATGTGTCTGATCGCGGGCCAGTCGCAACGCACGGCGGAATTCCTCGCGGCAGGCTTCTCGGAAGCGCAAGTGCGCCGCGCCTTGCTGGATGCCCGTGCCGACCAACCCGAAATCGCCTCGCGCATCACCGCCGATGCAGGAACCAGTCAGCGCCCGGAAAACAGTCCGGTGGTCGCTGCCGTCAAGAAACTCACCGCCAAGGAGTAAGCCATGCCCACTGTCACTCAATCCAAGAACCTCGGTGACCTGCTGAAGCACGAAGCGCCGAACCTCTACTCGCGCGACCAGGACACTGTCGCTGCCGCGCAGAACCTGTCGCTGGGCACCGTGGTGGGCCGCGAAACAGCCACGGCCAAGCTCAAGGCAATCGACCCGAGCGCCACGGACGGTACGGAAATCGCCGTTGGCGTGCTTGGCAACGACGTCGATGCGACGCTGATCGACCGCGAGGACGCGATCTTGATCGCCCGCCACGCCATCGTCGCGCGAGGCGCATTGGTCTGGCCGACCGGTCTCACGGTTGCGCAGAAGGCAACTGCCGTTGCCCAACTCGTCGCCCTTGGGGTGCTGGTGCGCGATAGCGCCTGATCCCGCACCAACGATCCATCTCACTCCCCCGAAAGCCCGCCACTGGCGGGTTTCGTCATTTCTGGAGATCCCAAATGCAGAACCCCTTTGAAAACCCCGGTTTCTCGATGGCCAGCCTGACGGCCGCCATCAACCTCCTGCCCAACCGCTACGGGCGGCTGGAGCAACTCAACCTGTTTCCGGCCAAGCCGGTGCGCACTCGGCAGATCATCGTCGAGGAGTACGCCGGTCGTCTGAACCTGCTGCCCACCCGCGCGCCCGGTTCACCCGGCACCGTCGGTGAACGTGGCAAGCGCAACCTGCGTTCCTTCGTGATCCCGCACATCCCGCACGACGACGTGGTGCTGCCGGAAGAAGTGCAAGGCCTGCGCGCCTTTGGTTCCGAAACTGAGATGGAAGCCATTGGCGGTGTCATGGCCCGTCATCTGGAGACCATGCGTAACAAGCACGCGATCACCCTGGAGCACCTACGCATGGGCGCACTCAAGGGCAAGATCCTCGATGCCGACGGCAGTGAGCTGGTCGATCTGTTCGACGAGTTCGACATCACCGCGCAATCAGTGTCCTTCGAGTTTTCGACGGCGGCCGACAACGGGCAAATCAAGAGTGCCTGCCTGGAGCTGCTTGGACTCATGGAGGATGGGCTCACGGGCGAGTTCTCGACCGGCGTGCATGTGTTGTGCTCGACCGAGTTCTTCCGGGCGCTGACCACCCACAAGGAGGTCAAGACTGCTTACCAGAACTGGCAACAGGGTGCGGTACTGATCAACGACATGCGCTCGGGCTTCAGCTACAGCGGCATCACCTTCGAGGAATACCGGGGTCAGGCGTCCTTTGTGCAGGCCGACGGCACGCTGGGGTCGCGCCGCTTCATCGCCGCCGGTGAAGCCCATGCATTCCCGGTTGGCACGGTGGACACCTTCGCGACTTACTTCGCGCCAGCGGACTTCAACGAGACCGTGAACACCATCGGCCAGCCGCTGTATGCCAAGCAGGAGCCGCGCAAATTCGACCGGGGCACTGATCTGCACACGCAATCGAACCCACTGCCGATGTGCCATCGCCCGGGCGTGCTGATCAAGCTGATCTCTGCCTGATGGACGTCGCGACGCTGTACGAAGCAGCACGCAATACCGGATTGCTCACCGTCGTCACGGTGGCGGGCAACACGGTGCACTGCGCCTTCCGCGCTCCGGACGAAACCGTGCTGGATGGTTTCGCACTGTCGCGGGACTACCAGATCGACTACCCGGCGTCCTGGTTGACGCTGGCTGCCGGGGACACGGTCGAGGTGGCAGGCAACACCTATCAGGTGCGCGACGTGCGCGCCATCGGCGACGGCAGCGAGCGGCGCGCCTCACTCTCCCAACTCTAAGGACATCGCCATGAACTCCGTCCGCGAGCGCGTCTTGCGGGAGGTCGTCGCACGCCTGTCATCTGCGATTGCACCCGTGCCGGTGCTGCGCATGCCAGCCGTGCCGGTCACCCGCGAGGCCAGTCCTGCGCTGCTGCTGTTCGTCGATGGCGACAGCATCACCGCCCACGCCAACCACCTAGTCGACCGGCTGCTGATCGTGCGGCTTGCCGTGGTGGCACGCGGGGCGGACGCCTTCGACGTCGCTGACCTGGCGCTGGTGGCTGCCCACGCGGCCTTGCTGGCCGACCCGAATCTGGACGGTCTGGCCATCTCCGTGCGCGAGATCGACTGCGAATGGGAGTTCGACGACGCCGATGCCGGGGCCGTCGCGCTGCCCGCCCGCTACGAGATCCGCTACCGCACCCACGCCATTGACCTCACCCAAACAGGATGAACCCATGCAAATCGAACTACTGAAACCCCATACCCACACAGGCAAACGCCTCGCGGTGGGCATTCGCCTTGATCTGCCCGATGCCAGTGGCCGCTGGCTGATCGCGCAGGGCGCAGCCAAAGCGGCCACCCCCGTCACTGATTCCAAACCCACCCGCCGTGATGCCACGTCCGGTGTTTCCACAACTGCAGCCACCCAAGGAGACTGAACATGGCTTACTTTTCTGGACAAGGCCGCGTCTACATCGGCGCACGTGATGAACTCGGCAACCCGGCCGGACTGACCTTCGTCGGCAACGTGCCCGAGCTGAAGGTGTCGCTGTCGGTGGACACCATCGAGCACCAGGAAGCGCAGTCGGGCCAGCGCCTGACCGACCTGCAACTCATCAAGACCAAGAAAGGCGAATTCGCCTGCACGCTGGAAGAACTGATCGCCACCAACCTGGCGCTCGCGCTCTATGGCACCACGACCACGATCACCCCCGGTACGGTGACTGGCGAACTACTGCCCAACCCTGTCACGCCGGGCAGTCTGTATCCGTTGGCCATGCAAAACGTGTCCGCCGTGCAGATCCAGGACTCGGATGCCACGCCCAAGACGCTCCCGGTCAGCCAGTACAGCGTCAATGCCAAGCACGGTTCACTGGTGGTGCTCGATGCCACGTCGGGCGGCCCGTACACCGAGCCGTTCACCGTCGATTACGCCTATGGCGCGGCGCAGAGCACGGCGATGTTCACCCAGCCCTTGCCCGAGCGCTGGATTCGCTTCGAGGGACTCAACACCGCCGACGGCAACCGCGAGGTGGTGATCGACCTCTACCGCGTGGCCATCAACCCGGCCAAGGAACTTTCGATCATCACCGACGAACTGCTGAAGTTCGAGCTGTCGGGCCAAGTGCTGGCGGATCTGACCAAGCCAGTGGGCGGTGATCTCGGCCAATTCGGCCGTCTGGTGCTGCTGTGATGGACGGCTTCAACACATTCCCCCCTGAGCCTGTGGTCGTGACGCTGTCCGGCACCGCGCTGGAACTGACGCCGATCCGGCTGGGTGAGTTGCCACGGCTGCTGGCCGTGGTGCGCCCGCTGGCCGAGGAAATCACCAGCGATCCGGACTGGATGGCGCTGCTGGGGCGGCACGGCGATGCCGTGCTCGACCTGCTGGCGATCACCACCCGGCGTGAACGCGCGTGGATCAACGACCTTCAGCTTGCGGATGCCGTGCAACTGGCCGCCGCCGTGTTCGAGGTCAACGCGGATTTTTTCGTGGCGCACGTCGTGCCGAGCATTCAGGGCGCAGCCCAGCGACTCGCGCCGACGCTGCGCTCACTGACGAACTCGGGTGGGACGCTGCCGTCGCCCGCTTGATCCGCGCCGGTCACCGCCTCGGTGACTTGATGGGCTACACGCTCACACAGGCGCAAGCCTTTCTGGATACCGACGGACAGATCGAGCGGCAGCAACTGGCCCAGCTGCTCGGCATTCATGCCGTGGCAGCGCAGGGCGAGAAACGTGGCATCGAACAACTGCAACGCGATCTTCTGAAGGACTGAGCCATGCGTCTCTCGCTCACCACCACCGGCCTGCTGGAACCGCGCCAACTGGCGGCGTGGGGTGCGGAGCGGCGTCGTGCCATCCACGCTGCCGTCGCCAAGGGCATGCAATCGGGCGGGCGTGGAGTGCGTGACGCCGCGCGATCCGAGATGCGCAGCGCCTTCACCGTCAAACGCAACAGCTTCATCTCCTCGATGGGCGTGAAGGTATTCGACAAGAAGTCGGAGCAACTGCCCGCCTTGCTGGTGGGCAGCAAGATTCCGTGGCTCGGCCTGCACGAAAAAGGCGGCACGGTGAGCGGCAATTTGCTGATACCGCTGCTGCCCGGGCGCATCGGCCCCAAGCGCTTCAAGGCGGTCATCGATGGCCTGATGCGCTCGGGCAATGCCTTCTTCATCGAGAAGAACGGACGCGTGCTGCTGATGGCCGAGAACATCAAAGAGAACGCCGGGCAGCTGGGCCGCTTCAAGCGTGCCGAGCGTGGTCGTACCGGGGCCAAGCAGATCAAGCGTGGCCAGGAGATTCCCATCGCCGTGCTGGTCAAGCGCGTCGATCTCAAACGACGACTGAATCTGGCGGGTGGCGTGCAACGCGCACTACCTGCCTTGGCGCGGGCGATTCAACAAGAACTGGACAAAGTCTGATGGCAAGCAATCGTGCCCAAATCCTGATCAGTGCCGTCGACCAGACCAAGACCGCCTTCGACTCGATCAAGCGGGGCTTGGGTGGCCTGACCGACACCGCCAAGAGCGTCAATGGCGTGCTGGCCAACCTCGGCGTGGCTGTCTCTGTGGCCGGTCTGACCGCGATGGTCAAATCGGCCATCGACACTGGTGATGCGCTGGACGAGATGTCGCAACGTGTCGGTGTCAGCGTCGAGACCCTGTCGGTATGGAAACCGGCAGCCGAGCAGTCCGGAGTGTCCGGCGAATCGTTCGAGAAGGGGCTGCGCAAGCTGTCCACCACGATGCTGGAAGCCGCGACTGGGTCGGAAGATGCCGCGCGCGGATTCTCCGCCGTGGGTGTCGAGTTCAAGAACCAGGACGGCACCCTGCGAGCCACCGATCAGGTGCTGCTCGATCTGGCCGAGCGCTTCAAGGCCATGCCCGATGGCGCGGAGAAAACCGCCCTGGCCGTGCAACTGTTCGGCAAGTCGGGAGCCGAGCTGATCCCGTTTCTGAATCAGGGGCGCGACGGCATCAATGAGCTCGCCGCCGAGATGCAGGCGCTCGGCGTGCAGATGAGTAGTGAGACTGCGGCGCAGGCGGGCAACTTTAACGATGCGCTCGACAAGCTGAAACTGGCCACCACCAGCATCGGTAACCAGATCATCGCGTCCTTGCTGCCCGCCCTGAACGATATGGCCGGTGGCATGGTCGAGTCGGCCAAGCAAGGCGGCACACTGCGCGCGATCCTGGATGGCGTGGTGCTGGTGCTCAAGACCCTGGCGCTCGGTGCCGCCACCGTCGGCAAGGCCTTCGTCGCCTTGGGCGAGGCCATTGGTGCCGGTGTGGCGGCGGCGGTCGAGGCGCTCAAGGGCAACACCGATGGGGCCAAGGCCATCATTGCCGACCTCAAAGGCAATCTGGTCAAACGGCTGGATGAACTGGCGTCCTTCCGTGACAGCCTGTTCGACCCCAAGCCCATCGAGGTCAAGGCACCCAAGATCCAGGCCGATCCGGAACTGCTTCAACGCCTGACCAAGCCCAAGGCCGCCAAGCCTGCGCAGGACACGACCGGCGCGCAAACCACGCTGATAAAAGCGCAGCTGGACGCCGAGTTCGCCCTGCTCAGGGACGGTCTGACCCGGCAACAAACTGCGCTGGACGCTGCACTCGAAGACCGTCTGGTTTCGGTGCGCGACTACTACACGCAGAAAACAGCCATCGAGCAACGCGAGGTCGATGCCGAGATTGCCCGCAAGCAGCAGGAGCTGGCCCGCAGTCAGCAAGTCGCCACTACGGGCAAATCGGAAAACGACCGCCTGCGTGCCAAGGCCGAAGTGGCCAAGGCGGAAGCCGACCTCATCACGCTCAACAATCGGCGCACGGACATCGAGCAGGCAAATGCGCGTAAGGCCGCGCAAGCCGAGCGTGAGCTGGCCGATGCCTTGGCGCAGGCGCGTGAGGAACTGGCTCAGATCACCGGCACGGCTACCGATGCTGACCGACAAGCCGCCATCGAGCGCAGCTACCGTGATCTTCGGGCACGACTGGCGGCAGAAAGCGACGCCGACGGTGTGTCGCTAGTCGATCGACTGATCAACGTGAAGGCGGCGCAGGCCAATCTGGCGGCGCTCGAAGCCCAATGGCGGCAGGTCACCGAGCGTCTGCGCAATGCGCAGGAGGCCATCCAGACCCAGCAGCAAGCTGGGCTGCTAACCGAAGCACAGGCGCGTCAGCAGATCGTGGCCCTGCAACAGCAATCGGCCACCGAGATGGAGCGCCTGTTGCCGACCATGCAGCAAGCCGCGCAGGCCATCGGGCCGGATGCGGTGATTCGCGTGCAGGCGTGGCGCAACGAGCTGGATCGCACCAAGCTCACCGTCGATGAAATGGCCCCGCTGTGGAATCGCATCGGCGAGAGCTTCGGCGGTGCGCTCAACGGGATGATCACCGGCGCGCAGACCTGGCGCAGTGCCTTGGCGAGCATCTTTCAGCAGGTGGCCGATGCCTTCCTGCAGCAAATCGTGATCCAGCCCTTCCAGCAGTGGATCGCCATGCAGGCGCGGATGCTGGCGCTCAAGCTCGGCTTCATCCAGCAGGAGCAGACCGTCGATGCGGCGGCCAGCGCCGCCAAGGTCGCGCAAAAGACCACCGAAACCACCGCCGTGGTGTCGATGGATGCAGCCAAGGCAGGAGCCGGGGCGGCAGCCTCGCAAGCCTCGATTCCCATCGTTGGCCCGGGACTGGCCATTGCCGCAATGGTGGCGATGGTCGCCGCGGTCATGGCGCTCTTGGGCGGCATCAAGAAGTTCGCGGGCGGCGGTCTGGTCTCCGGGCCGGGCAGCGCTACATCGGATTCGATCCCGGCGCGTCTCTCAGCAGGCGAGTACGTAGTGCGTGCTGCCGCCGTGCGCCAGGTCGGTGTGGCCTTCCTCGATTCGCTCAACGGCTTGTCGGCAGGCCCGCGTTTCAAGGGTGGCGAATTGGCCTTCGCAGCGGGCGGACTGGTACCGGAGGTGAAAGTGCCGCCCGCGCAGCCGCAGATGAATCAGGCCGTGCGCATCGTCAACGCGGTCGATCCGGGTGTCACCCACGACCACCTGCAGTCGCCTGCCGGAGAGAAAGTCATCGTCAACATCATCGGGCGCAATGCACGGGCCATCCGTGCGGCGCTGCAAGGCTGAATTTCAGGGGAAAGTCCAATGGCACTTCTGTTCATCGACGGTTTCGATCACTACGACCCACAGGCCGTGGACAGCTTTGGCGATCCGTGGCTGGCACGTGGCAAGGCAGCGTATCTCTCGCCTCAGGCCACCCGGATCAATGGCCGTCGTCCGTCCTCCTATGCCCTGCGATTGCCAGAAGGTTCGGGTGGTGGCTACGTCAAGAACCTCGACGCCACCAAGGCCAGCCTGATCGTCGGGGCAGCCATTCGTGTGGTGCCGTACCAAAACACCTACACCGAGCCACTGCTCCTGGGCGTGCGCGATGCCAACTCGCAGGTTGCGCATCTCGTGAAAATCGGCGAGGACGGTCGGCTCAAGCTCTACCGCTGGCAATACGGCTATGACCAGTTGATCTCTGTCTCAGTTGCCAGCGCTCCGGCGCGCGGCTGGCACTACATCGAGTTGCAGGTCACGCAGGGCACGAGCAACGGGATTCTGTCAGTGCGCATCAACGGCATCCTGGCCATCCAGATGACTGCGCAGAACACCATCCAGGGCGGTGGCCAACTGCTCACGGCATTTGTGGGTGCCGTGCCCGGCCAGAGCTGTCCGCTCACCATCGACGTCGACGACTTCTACATCGCCGACACCAGCGGCACGATCAACAACACCTTCCTCGGTGATGTGCGCGTCGATGCCTTGCAGGCACAGGCCGATGGCAGCCTGAACCAGTGGACGGCCAGCCCGGTCGGTACCGCCGCATGGGAAGCCGTGAGCGACGAGGACGAAGCTACGGCGATCAATGCACCGAACGTGGGGTTGCGCCAGTCCTTCGATGTCGAGCCGTTGCCGGTGATGGCCACGCCCGCCATCTATGGCGTCCAGCTCACGATGCTGGCCCGCAAGACCGACGCCGGTCTGGGCAAGGTCAAAGGCCTCGTAGTCAGTGGCGCGCAGACCGCCGTCAGCACTGACATCGTTCTGCAGGAGCAACTGGCGTGGCAGAGCACGCTGTTCGAGCGTAATCCGAACGGCAACGTGCAGTGGACGGAGGCAGCCTTCAATGCCGCTGAGTTCGGCGTGGAGTCGGCATGACGGATCGCGTCGTCGTTCAAGACCTCGCGGAGGTTTCCAGCAAGCCGACGCCTGGAAGCGAACTGCCCGCCTTCCAGGGTGAAGTGCTCTCGCGCGCCACCTTCGGGGCGAGCGCAGCCAGCTTCACGCCGGAAACAGCTGTCGCTCCGCTGCCGCCCAATCTGGCGGCCAGCCTGTTGGCGGAATCCTTGGCGGGGCCCTGGCCACCCATCGATGCACCAACCTTTCTGGTCGAAGTGTTGCGCCGTGATACGGCCTCAAGCGCCATCGTCGCCACCGGTATGGATGCCTTTGGCGACCAGCCTTGGCCGGATGCGCAGCGCGGCGTGTTTGCCTTCCGCCATGATTGGATAGAGCCCCTCGTGGAACGACTGGAGTGGCAGACCAGCGTCACGCGGCTGGCCAGTGGCAACGAATCCCGGCAGGCACGCCGACGCGTTCCTCGGCGCTGGCTCACCTACAAGGTGGGCAACGCCCGGCAGACCGATGCCCTGGTGGCCGACTGGCTGGCCGATCATCTCGGTCAAATGGCGCTGTGGCCGCTGCCGCAGTACGCGGTGCACCTGACCGAGTCCTGCGAACGTGGCGCACTGGCACTCAATGTGACGGAGGCAGATGGGCGACAGTTCGGGCCACTCTCGGCCAATGTGCATCTGACCTACGACGGGGTGCAGGGCTGGCAGGAAACTGAGAACAATGGCCGCTGGATTTTGATCATCACCGCCGATGGCTGGCAGATCGCCCAACTCAGCGAAGTGGAAAGCGATCTGCTGTGGCTGACGGAGCCCTTGGCACGCGCCGCAGCCGTGGGCGGCACCATCATGCCCTTGGTGTGGGGCAAAGCCATTGACCCGGCGGATCTCACGCAGTGGGTACCCGGTATGGTCGGCGGCAACGTCCCCACACAGATCCAGCCTGCGCCATTGCCCGACCATGATGTCCTCGATGACCCATGGCTCGACGAGATCCCGGTCTGGCCAGATGGCAACTGGCGTGACGATCCAACGGCCGCCGCGCAAGCCACGATCACCCGCCAAGACTTCTCGCCTGCAGATCCGTGGATGCGCCGGGACGATCCGTGGGCGACGACAACTTTGCAGCGGCGCTATCTGGCCAGCTCACTCGATGAAGTCGAGATCTGGCGGGCGCGCTTGTGGCGCACCCAAGGCCGTCTGGAAGCCTTCTGGCTGCCCGATGGCTTGGCTCCGATCCTGTGGGTAACCGTCGAAGCCGATCCCGAGGATGGCTTCCTGCGCATGGATGGCAAAGACATCTCGGCGTTCTGGCATCGCCCTGCCGCTTGCTTGATCGTGCACCCAGACGGCTATCGGCAGTACGCCCTGACTGCGACCTGCCATCTGGATCAAGGTGGTGTGCTGGTGCTGCGCTCGGGTTTCGACGACTGGGTGCCCGCAGGCAGCCGCGTCATTCGCCTCGTGCGCTGCCGCCTCGACCACGACGCCGTCGATCTGTACTGGCACAGCCCGACGCTGCTGGAGATCACCTTGACCGCGCGCCAGTTGCCCGAACCGCGCGGCAATGACCGTCAAACCTACGAGGGAGCGTAAGCGCGATGAGCCAGAACCCATTGCTGGAAGTCGAGCTATACGCCTTCGCCAGCAACAGCGCGCAGTTCTATCTGACGCCGCACGAATTCGATGTTGATCTGGATGGCAACCTCTACAAGAGCCTGGCCTTGGAGCGCAACGAACTGGCGCTGGGTGCTGAAGCTGCGAAGGCTGGCTTGGATCTGAAACTGCCGCCGAACTGTGATTTGGTGCGCCATCTGCTCGCCAACTCTCTGACCGGTGACACCACCTCGATCACTCTGCGTATCGGACGGCGCGACACCTGGGGCGACTACTGGTGGATCTCTGGAACGCGCTGGATGGGCCGGGTGCTGGGTGTCGAAGTCGCCGACGATGTGGCTCGCGTTCGCTGCGAGTCTGCGCAAGTCAGTCTCAAGCGCATCGGGTTGCGGCGGCTCTACAGCCGCAAGTGTTCCCACGTTCTGTATTCGGCTGCCTGCGGTGCGTCACCGATTGCTGCCAACGCCTTCGTGAGCAACAGCTATGGCCGCAACGTCGATCTCGATGGCGGCACGCCCGGCAGCGTCAGTGGTGGCTTGGCTGGTGGCTGGTTGCAAACCCCGGAAGGTGCCCGCCACATGATCGTCAACGATTACGGTGGCGGCGTGGAGTTGCTCTATCCGGTGGCCATTGAGGTTGGCACCGAGGTGCTGCTGACGGTCGGTTGCGACCACAGCACGTCCACGTGCGAGTCGCGCTTCGGCAACCTCGACAACTACGGCGGCTTTCCCGCCATCCCAAGCAAGAACCCGTTTTCGACCGGCGTGTTCTGAATCCCTGGAGAAATCGCCATGTGGTACCTCGTCGTCATCGTGGTGGCGGCGCTGGTTTCGGTCGCGCTCGCCCCGAAACCGCCCGAACCCAAACCGGCGTCCCTGTCCGACGTCGATGCCCCAACCGCAGAAGAAGGCCGACCGATTCCCGTCGTGTTCGGCACCGTGCTGCTGCGCGGCTCCAACGTCGTCTGGTACGGCGATCTGGAAGCCGATCCGATCAAGAAGAAAGGTGGCAAGAAATGACCACTCAGACCGTCATCACCATCGATCACGTGCGCGCCGTAGGCCTGTGCGTGAACGGCACGCGCACATGGTTTGCGCGTCACGATCTGGACTTCCGCGCCTTTCTGCGGGATGGCTGTGACGCCGACACCCTGCTGGCCACCGGCGATGCAATGGCGCAGCGGGTGGTCGAGCACGCCCGCAATCAGTCCAGCCAGCGGGAGCACGGCTGATGGGTGGCAGCAGCAAATCGCAAACCGTTGGCTACCGCTACCGGATGGGGCTGCATCTGGCCCTGTGCCAAGGGCCGGTCGATGCCGTGCAGGAAATCCAGATGGGCGACCGTACAGCGTGGGGTGATGCCGACCGTGCGCCGCTACCGAACGGGCATGGGCTGACCAGTCTCTCCATCAACAAGCCCACCCTGTTTGGTGGTGACGAGCGTGAAGGCGGCGTCGTGGGCACCATCGATGTGCTGTCGGGCCATGCTGGTCAGGGGCGTAACGACTATCTGATGAGTCGCCTTGGGCCAGCCATTCCGGCATTCCGAGGCGTGCTGTCCTTGGTGGCGCGCAAGATCCTGTTTGCGGCCAACAACCCGTACATCAAGCCTTGGGCTGTGCGGGTGCGTCGCTTCAATGCCGGTTGGCATGACCATGCCTGGATGGGAGATTCCGAAGTCCGCATCTGGGATGAGGACGAAGGACAGGAGATCAGCGTCGGCATGAATCCGGCGCACATCCTGGTTCAGTGCCTCACCGATCCGCACTGGGGTATGGGCTATCCGCAGAGCACCATCGGCTGGAGTTTCTGGAATGCGGCATGGGCTTTGTCGAGTGAGGGCTTCGGCCTCAATTTGATCTGGACGCGCCAGCAGCCCATCGAGAGCTTCATCGGCCAGGTCATCGACCACATTGGCGGCATCCTCTACACCGACCCTGAGCAAGGCACGTTTGAGCTGAAACTGCTGCGCGACGACTACTGGATCGACAGCCTGCCGCAGTTGGGCCCCGACGAAATCGTGCGGCTGGAACGCTTTGAACGCGCCCAGTGGGGCGAGCTGCCCAACGAGCTGACCGTCGTTTACACCGACTGGCAAACGGGCGGTGATGCCACCGTCACGGTTGAGAACCTTGCCGCCATCCAGTTGCAAGGCGGCGTGATCAATCAGCGCCGCGACTACCCAGGCGTCAACTACGGGCCGCTGGCTGCCCGGCTGGCCTTGCGTGACCTGCGCGCCTTGGGTTCGCCGCTGGCCCGGATGAGTCTGACCGTGGCACGCGACACGCTGGAACGTGCGCCGCTGCCGGGCGATGTGTTCCTGCTGAACTGGCCGCGCTTGGGTGTAGACCAGATGGTGGTGCGCGTCACCGGCATCGACACCGGCACCTTGGGTGCGGCGGAATGGCGCATCGAAGCGATGGAAGATGTGTTCGGGATGAGCAACACCGTGTTGTCACCCCCGCCACCGCACGTCGAAGATCCGACCATCGAACCTTTGCCACCCGCCTTGGTACTGGCCGTCGAAGTGCCGTATTGGGAACTGGCCCGGCGCTTGTCGCGCGCAGAGCTGGCCTACCTGACCGTCACGGACACCTATCTCGGTGCGCTGGCCGCCGCCGGTGGCTCGGGGCAGTTGAATTGGCAACTGGCCACCGGCGCTTCAGGCGGCGACCTCGCAGCTGTCGTGGGCGAAGACTACGCACCACTGCTGACGCTTGATGCAGCCTTGCCCGCCAGCGAATTCGATGCCATCGGCGTACCGGTGACCGCCATCAGCCAACCAGAGCGGCTGGCCGAGGGAGACTACGCCTATCTGGTGGATGCCAGTGGGGCGATTGCAGAGGCCGTCGCTGTCCTGGCCTTCGATGCTGCAAACGCAACCATCGATCTCGCACGTGGCGTGCTCGACACCACACCTCAGGCACATGCATCGGGGACTCGGCTGATCGGTGTCGGTGAATGGCTGGCATCCGAAGGTGCGGAGCGCGCCCCGGGCGAATCGGTGTTCGTGGGTGCGATTCCTCGCACATCGACCGATCAGGGCGATCCTGTGCTGGCCGCCAATGGGCAGCCGATGGCGCTGACCGGTCGGCAGGCTTTGCCGTATTCACCTGGTCGCTTCCGACTCAATAGCCAAACCGAGCCTGCCGTGGTGGCCGGTGATCTCACCGTCGCGTGGGCCCACCGCGACCGCACGCAGCAGACCGCCTACATCGTGCAGCAAGACGAAGGCGATATCGGTCCGGAACTAGGGGTGACCTACACGGTGCACATCCGTAATCGCAACAACGTGCTGGTTCGTACCGAGACGGGGCTGCTTGGTACCGCCTACATCTGGACGGCAGCAGTGGCCGCGCTGGATGCCGGTGCGCTGGGCGACCGCATCACAGTCGAAATCAGTGCCGAGCGCGATGGTTTGAGCAGCAGGCAGCCGCAGGTGCGGGTCATGGATCGCGCAGGCTACGGCCTGCGTTGGGGACAGTATTGGGGAGGTGTGTGATGGAAGCACGCATTGATGTTCATCTGCTCACCCTGAACGAGCCTGCCGAATGGCGGGAGGCCTGCATCGCCAGTCTTGAAGGTGCGCCGATCCAGTTGCACGTTCTGCCCGGCATTCCAGGCCGTATCGGTGAGGCACGCGCGGCAGGTTATGCACAAGGCACGTTGCCGCTGGTGTCGTTCGTCGATCCCGACGATCTGTACGAACCCAGTGCCTTCACACAACTGGCCGATGCGCTAGATGCCTGCCCGCAGGCCGTGATGGCCTACACCGACGAAGCGTTGACCGACGAAAACGGCCATGACATCGCCGTGCGGCGTCTGGCCTACAGCCGTTGGCAACACGCCAACAGCGCCAGCCACGTGCACGGCCTGATCGTGATGCGGCGCTCCGTCGTCGAAGCCGTGCTCAAGGAAACCATCGACATCAACAACTTCGCCGACTGGCTGCTGACCCTGATGGTGGCCAAGCGCGGCGGCGTGCTGTACCTGCCCATCGTCGGTCGACATTGGCGGCAGCACCCGCAGCAAAGCCACCGAACCGGCGACCCGGAAGCAGTCCGGCGCATTCGTCAAGCCTCGAATCTCTGGAGATAAACCATGTCATCAATCGATCCAAACCTGGGGCTCAACTACGGCTGGACGCTGGGCGAAAGCGGCTGGGAAACCGGCATGGACGCCAACCTCAAGCGCCTCGGCGCGGTGGTCGGTCTGTCCGTGAAAGACCGCGACCTGACCACGCCACCGGCCCGCCCCGCCAACGGCGACCGCTACCTTGTGCCTGCTGCTGCCACAGGTGCGTGGGCAGGCAAAACCAACCAGATCGCGGTGCGCATCGCCGATGCCTGGGAGTACCACGTGCCCAAGATTGGCTGGCTTTGCTACATCGAGGACGAGGCCAAGCTCTCGGCCTACAAGCCCACCAGCTGGAGCGCAGGCATCGCCATCTGATTTCCCAAATTCGTACCCACCAGAAACCCGCCCAGATGTTCACGCACTGGGCGGGTTTCGCATTTCTGGAGACAGCAATGACCGAACCCGAACAACAACAGCCTACGCTCGTCGAGAACATGCTCCTCTTGCGACGCGAGGACTTCGACGAACTGCTCGACCGCGCCGCTGAACGCGGAGCCGAGCGTGTCCTGACCCACCTTGGCCTGGAAAACGGCCACGC